AAAAAAGCTTAATTAACAACACATGAAATCTATTATCGCTGCCGGTATCCTCCTCGGCATGGCACATGGTGCCGCAATTGCTGGTCCCTATGTGAACGTCGAATCAAACTCTGCAACTGCTGGGTCTGATTATATTGGCTCTGTTATTGATAACCATATTGGTTATGAAGGATCAAACTGGTATATCCAGGGAGGTCCTAGTATCGTTGCCCCCGATGGTGGCGACACTTCCGTAGAACTCTCAGGTAAAGCAGGTGGATCCGTTGGATTGACGGAAAAGCTTAATGCATATGGAGAGGTGTCATTCATTACGGGTGATGAGGACAACAGCTACGGGACAAAATTAGGTCTGAAGTTTAACTTCTAATCCACTAATTGTGGTGGGTGGGTTGGTTTTTAATTATGACTTCTGTATCAATTAAACAGCCTGCCTCTCAAACCTGGGAGGACTTCTGTTCGTGGGTGACGTCCACAAATAACCGTCTTTATGTCGGCTGGTTCGGAACACTAATGATTCCATGTTTACTAGCTGCTGCTATTTGTTTTATTACGGCGTTCATTGCAGCGCCACCTGTCGATATTGACGGGATTCGTGAGCCTGTCTCAGGTTCTTTGATGTATGGAAATAACATCATCTCCGGCGCTGTCGTGCCTTCCAGCAACGCCATCGGTCTGCACTTGTACCCTGTGTGGGAAGCGAGTTCTATGGACGAATGGCTTTATAACGGCGGACCGTACCAATTGGTCGTCTTCCATTTCCTGCTCGGTGTCTTTTGCTATATGGGACGTGAGTGGGAGCTCAGTTATCGCCTCGGAATGAGGCCATGGATCTTTATTGCTTATTCTGCGCCAGTTGCCGCAGCTTCTGCGGTCTTTCTTATTTACCCATTTGGACAAGGTAGCTTCTCTGATGGCATGCCCCTTGGCATCTCAGGAACCTTCAACTTTATGCTCGTCTTCCAAGCCGAACATAATATTCTTATGCATCCTTTCCATATGCTTGGTGTTGCCGGTGTATTTGGTGGGGCTTTGTTCTCTGCCATGCACGGCAGTTTGGTCACGTCTTCACTTATTCGTGAGACAACTGAAGAGGTATCTCAAAACAATGGCTACAAATTTGGTCAAGAGGAAGAGACCTATAACATCGTTGCAGCGCACGGCTATTTTGGTCGGCTTATTTTTCAGTACGCTAGTTTTAACAACAGTCGTTCTCTCCACTTTTTCCTTGCCGCTTGGCCTGTTGTTGGCATTTGGTTTACCAGCCTTGGTGTCTCTACGATGGCGTTCAACCTAAATGGTTTTAACTTTAATCAATCAATCGTCTCCCGTGATGGTCATGTGATCAATACATGGGCTGACATTTTGAACCGTGCCGGTCTTGGTCTAGAGGTGATGCACGAGCGCAACGCTCACAACTTCCCCCTCGACCTGGCTACACATACAGCCCCAGTAATTGGCTAAGAAACGTACGTTCATCTATGTTTAACATTACTCTTACAACTGACGCTGCTGTCATTCTTCGTGACGCACTACGTGTCTACAAAGAACGATGGCCTGGTGGTGATCCAGAAGAACAAGAATCAATTGATTACTTGGCATTGCAATTCACCAAGATTGTATTGGAATCTTACATAGACGCATAACATCTGATCATGGAACGGGGATCAGGTACTAAAGGAATTAATCATGCCACAAGTCGAACTTCGTCAGCGTGTACGTGAACAAAAAGCTGCTCAACGTGAGCAACTCCTTAAGTATCGCGGCGTTTCTTACATTAAAAACTCAATCAAATTAGATGGCATTCAGGTCTGGGCTGGAGGAGAAGGTTGCTGACCTTCTCGTCGAGCTAGGTGTCAAGTATGAATATGAAAGCACCAAAGTCCCGTATGTAATCCATCATTCCTATACGCCAGATTTCGTTTTACCAAATGGAATCTGGTTGGAATGTAAGGGATACTGGGATAGTGCTGATCGTCGCAAGGTCAAGGCAGTCAAGGAACAAAATCCTGACATTGATCTTCGTATGGTTTTTCAGGCACCCTTCAATAAAATCAGCAAAAAATCAAAGACAACATACGCCAAGTACTGTGAAAAGCTTGGCATCCCATGGACATCATGGGCAAATATTCCACTCAAATGGCTGATATGACCAGCGAGTTTGAACGACACATACCTTGTGAAGAGTGTGGTTCATCGGATGGCAACAGCCTCTATTCAGATGGACATTCCTTCTGTTTTGTCTGTCACACCTGGAAAGGCGGAGACGGCAATGTTCACAATCACAAACCAACCACCTATGTACAGCGAATGGAACCCAGAGGATTTCCGAGACGTCTTTTTAAACGAGGAATCTCCGAACGAGTCTGCGAAGAGTACGGGATCCATGCAGATGGAGAACTCCTATGCTTCCATTATCGTGACAGCTCTGGACGAGTTGTTGGAATAAAAACTAAAACTAAAAACAAAGAGTTCAAATACGAAGGAGAATCTGACGGAAAATTTTTTGGCCAACACCTGTTCCGACATAAAGGAAAAAGGATGGTCATCTGCGAAGGCGAATTAGACGCGGCTACATGTAGAGAAGCTTTCCCAACATGGGAGGCTGTCTCTCTACCTTACGGTGCAGCCGCGGCCAAGAAATCAATCAAGCATAACTATGAGTGGTTAGAGAATTGGGATGAAGTTGTCCTGTTCTTTGACCATGATGATGCTGGACGTAAGGCAACACAGGAAGCAGCGAGTGTATTGCCACCTGGCAAGGTAAAGATCGCTGATTTAAAAGGATATAAAGATGCTTCAGAGGCTGCTCAAGACGACAATCTTGAAGCAGTACGTCAAGCTATCTGGAATGCTCAGGTCTATAAACCTGATGGCATTGTTGATGGTAAGACACTACTTTCACTTGTCATTGAACCTCAACAAGATTGCATTCATGAGTATCCATACGCAGGATTACAAGAAAAACTACAAGGGGTCAGGAGTGGCGAGCTTGTCACGATTACTAGTGGAACTGGCCAGGGTAAATCATCCCTATGCCGTGAATTTGCAGCTTACTTCCTCAGTAAAGGGGAGCGAGTTGGGTACGTGGCACTTGAAGAGTCAAACAGACGTACAGCACTCGGATTAATGTCCGCCGCTTGCGGTAAACAATTCCACATAGGTAACCATGAACGATCTGATCTCACCGAGGCTTATCAAAACACTCTTGCTAACTGGAACCTCTTTCTTTTTGATGGCTTTGGTTCTTTCGATCCTGACAACATCATCTCCAGGATTCGCTACCTCGCTGCAGGACTTGACTGCAGGGTTGTATTTCTAGATCACCTCTCAATCCTGTTGTCAGGGTTAGATGGAGACGAAAGAAAAATGATTGATAACACAATGACCAAGCTCAGGTCTTTGTGTGAAGAGACAGGCATTTCTATGTTTTTAGTATCACATTTAAGGAGAGCACAAGGTGACAGAGGACATGAAGATGGAGCAAAAGTATCACTTGGACAATTGCGTGGAAGCCACTCTATTAGCCAAATCTCTGACGCAGTCATTGGACTCGAACGGGATCAACAGAGTACAGATGAACACGCTGATACAACTGTGCGAGTCCTTAAAAATCGCTTTACTGGCGAGACGGGCATCGCATGTCAATTGAAATACGACAAAGAAAAGTGCAAGTTTTATGAATCAAACCCATTCGATGCAACCCCTGACTTTTAAAAAGCCTAATCCTCCTACTGAAGAGATGGTTAAGCGCGCACAATTTATCGACAAAACTTACATCTGGAAACATGCTGGTGTTCGATCTGGAAACGGACGGTCTGCTGAATGATGTTACCTGTATCCACTGTTTGGTCATCTACGATTCTGAAAGTGATCAAACGTTTGTTTACAACGACAAGGGTTCTGAAGAACCGATTGTTAGAGGTATTCAGCTGCTAGAAGAAGCAGATTCTATCTGCGGCCATAATGTTATTGGATACGATATTCCTGTTATTGAAAAGATCTACCCATGGTTTAAATGTAATGCTTTGGTTGTAGATACTCTCTTGTTGTCACGTCTTTATCATTCAAACATGCAAGATGTAGACAAGAAATTGGATAATAGTCGTATGCCACTTCAGCTACGTGGAAGACACTCACTTGAATCCTACGGTTACAGATTAGGTGAATACAAAGGTGAGTTTGGTAAGACCACAGATTGGAAAGAGTGGTCTCAAGAAATGCAGGACTACTGCATACAAGATGTCAACGTAACTAAAAAACTATGCGATCATTTCCGCCCCTTCCTGAGTGGGTTTCGTTAGAGCACGAAGTCGCAAAAATCCTTACTAAACAAGAACAACATGGATGGTATTTCGATGAGAGGTCTGCATGGGAACTTGCATCGTCTCTCCAACAAGAACTTCAAGATCTTGAAAAAGTACTTCGCACGCGACACGCTTACGTCGCAGGAATTGAGTTCACTCCAAAACGAAATAACAAAACTAGCGGCTACATCGAAGGCGCCCCCTTCACTCGATTAAAAGAACTTAACCCAACATCCCGCGATCATATCTCATGGATATTGCAAACATTTTATGGCTGGATTCCAAAGCAGATGACAACTACTGGGAAACCAGTTATCGACGAAGTAATTCTGACCGAGATTGGATCAGAGATTTCTACGATGTTCGCGAGATGTTTGACGGTAACCAAAATGCTTGGCACCCTATCGAACGGCACGAACGCTTGGCTGAAGCTATGTACGACGTCTAGTCGTATTCACCATCACTGTTCAGTTGCTACAGCCACCCACAGATGTGCTCACCGTAAACCAAATCTAGCGGCCGTAAACAGTAACAATGAATTTAGAAAGTTATTTACAGCATCCCCTGGTCAAATCATGGTGGCTGCCGATCTTAGTGGCATCGAGCTTAGGATGCTCGCCAATTACCTTGGAAAATTTAGCTCCGACTTTGGAGATACCCTCATCAACGGAGACATCCACCAAGCTAACGCAGATGCAGTCGGTGTTACAAGACGAGCTGCGAAACGGCTGGTCTTTGCCTGGTGCTATGGAGCAGGTGATGAAAAAATAGGTCATAGTGTTGACCCACAGTTATCATCAGCTGAAGCTAAAAAGCAAGGCAAAGAAATACGTGCAGCGTTTGTAGCAGCCATTCCTGGCATGGCTCAATTACTAGACAGTATTAATACAGCTGCTAAACGTGGCTGGGTTAAATCAATTGATGGTCGAAAGATCATTCTTGATAGCCCTCACAAATGTTTAAACTACCTTTTGCAGTCGGGCGCAAGTGTAATTGCGAAGCGGCAAATGGTACTTGTTCATGAAATTATTAACCACCTAGGGCTGTGTGCATCACAGCTAGCTTTTATACATGACGAACTACAATTTGAATGCGAACCAAGGGATGCAAAAGACCTTGCAGCTGCCCTTGAATATGCAGCAGTCTCTGCTGGAGAATACTACAACCTTAGAATCCCTATCGCAGCAGAATCTAAAATCGGGAGGAACTGGGCCGAAACACACTAAGAGTCTTGAATGGTGTGCAGGTTTATTTGAGGGTGAAGGTTGTCTTAGCCTTGTAAATAATGGCTATTGGCAGTGTAAGATTAAGATGACTGATTATGATTGCCTGTATGATTTTTATACAGCAATTAATTGTGGCACTCTTTACGGTCTCCGTAAAAGTCCTTCACAGCAAGAGCAACATAAGCCTTATGCACATTGGGTCCTCAATAAAACCCAAGAGATTTTTAATGTAGTCCAAGCCTTGTATCCATATCTTGGTGAACGTCGGCAAGAAAAATGTCGTGAGTTCTTGGCGTGGTACTTTAAAAAATACGGATGAAGCTACTAGTAGACGCAGACTTTATTGTCTATAAATCTTGCGCTGCTGCTGAAACAGAAATCAATTGGGGTGACGATGTCATCCTAGTAACCAGTAGGTTTAGTGAAGCGTACAACAATGTTCTCAGAGAACTAAATAAAATTAAGAACGAATTTATGTGGGATGAGCCTGAGCTGATCCTATTCTTTAGTGACTCAAAGAATTTCAGGAAGAAAATTTTTGCTGAATACAAAGGCCATCGAAATCGTAAGAAGCCGTGCGGCTATCGAAGGGTCATTAAAGAACTGACTAATGAGTATGAAGTAATCAGGATGCCAGAGCTAGAAGCTGATGATGCCATGGGTATCTACGCTACTGATAACCCTGGCAATATTATCGTCAGCCCTGATAAAGACATGCGTCAGATCCCTGGTCGTCTTTACAACTTTGACGAAACCATCATCGTTACACCAGAGGAAGGTGCTAAGTGGCACTTGATTCAAACACTTGCGGGGGACCAAACTGACGGATTCAGCGGTGTCCCCGGCATAGGAATTAAGCGAGCAGTGGCTTTGTTTGACAAAGACGGGTACAGCTGGGAAACAGTCATCAAAGCTTTTGCTGAAAAGGATCTTGGTGAAGACGCTGCCTTAATGAACGCACGCCTAGCACGAATCCTTACCAGTAAAGACTATGACCCAATCAACAGAACCGTTATTCCTTGGACCCCCCGCCCCGATTACACAGTTGACGATGGAGCAGGAGTTCAAGATGAGGAGACTAGATGATCTCCTACCCAAAGCTGACAAAGAAGATCTAATCACTGTCTTTGTTGCTTTACAACGACAGAACTTTGTCCTTTCAAATACTGTTAGCAACTTAGTAAAACAATGGCCAAACACCCTACCCACTACTGTCGCGGATCAATAGAAGTCTGGGACTTTATTCGCGATCAAGGTCTCAATTATCATCGAGGTAACTCGATAAAGTACATTTGCCGTGCCGGTTTCAAAGGTACTGGAACCGAGATTGAAGACATTAAAAAAGCTATCCACTACCTTGAAGATGAACTACATGCATTGCAAAGCACAGAGTCTGAGCGACCAAGCACAAGAGTTTCGTTCCGCTTACGGCGTCCAGAATGGCCGGACGAACCGGACCATGCAACGAGATTTGATCGTTGAGGAGTTCAAAGAGTTCCTGTATGCAGCAGCAGAGGAAGGCTATGAGGCTGAGCTGAAAGAATTAGCTGACCTTGTATATGTCTGCTTTCAATACGCAGAAAACATGGAATGGGATCTAGAGGAAGCAATGGATCGCGTTCATAAATCAAACATGTCCAAGCTTGGACTTGATGGTAAACCCATCCGCCGTTCTGACGGAAAAATTCTGAAAGGACCTAACTACCAACCACCTAATCTCAAAGAACTTGTTAATGGCTGAACTTATTTCTAGAACTGGACGTGTCCAATCTTGGATTGATGATCCAACTGGGCGTCTCCCCGTGTCGTGCACGGTTTATGTGTGTGAAAATGAAATGGAAGGACCCAATGGAATTGAGGCATCTTTCAAATTTGCGAGTCATGCTCTTAGACGAGGGGCAGGCGTTGCTATCCATCTATCAAAACTCGATGCAAAAGGAGTCGAGAGAAAATCTGGCGTACTGCCGTCTGGTCCTGTATCATTTGGACGAATCTATTCGGCACTTAACGAAGTTATCCGAAGAGGAAATCGATACAAAAACGGAGCAATAGTTTTACATCTTGATGCTAATCATCCTGACATCGAAGAGTTCATTGATGCACCACGTGAACAGCTTCCTTGGGTCAAACGTTGCGTAGATATCACAGATGAATGGTGGGAGTCGATGGATGATGAAACATCTATCAAACTCATTGAAGGTATGAAGCGTGGTGATATTTGGCTAAACAAAGTTAAATACGACAAAAATGGAGAACGTATTTTTGGTAATGTCTGCCTTGAAGTTTACTTGCGATCACGCGGCACATGCTTGCTGCAACATATCAATCTTGCAGCCTGTGAGTTCGACACTATCCATACCGCTTTCGTTCAGGGTATGCAGGAATTGTGTCTCCTCCACGCTCGAACTGGTGTCGACAATAGTGGAGAGTACCTCTCACCTGAAACTGACAGACAAGTCGGACTCGGAATGCTCGGTCTTGCCAACCTCCTACGAAGGTACGGAATAACCTACAAACAATTTGGGGATGGACTAGAGCAATATGTCAACGGTGAAGTGAAAGCATCAGCTGCTTATGAACTTGCTAAGTGTCTTGCAGAAGGCATTGAGGGTGCTGCTGCTGTAGCTCGTGCTCATCGTATGGACCGAGCCTTTGCTATCGCCCCTACAGCGTCTTGTAGCTACCGCTCACAGGACTTAGATGGCTACACAGCTACCCCTGAAATTGCACCACC